GCAGGGGCACCGGCCATGGTGATGTTTGGCATCATGCTGGCGGGCATTGTGGCATTGGGCCTTGCCTTTACGGTCATGGCTAAGACGCTGGCACCGGTGGCGCCGGCATTGGTCACCATCAGCGCTGCGCTTTTAATTGCGGCCGTTGCAGTGATCGCCGTTGCAGTGGGGTTTGCCCTTTTATCGGCAGCCGCGATTGCCGTATCCAGTGCAGGCGCCGGGGCTATCGTGATGTTTGTAGTCATGGTGGCACTGATTGCTGCCCTTGCCCTGGTATTCGCGGCCTTAGGTCCGGCGCTTGACGCAGCTTCTCCTGCTATGCTCGCCTTCGGGGCCTGTGTCCTGATGGTGGGCGCCGGCCTTCTGCTGGCGGCAACTGCGGCACAGGTGGCAGTGAATGCCTTGGGCAATCTTGTGGGCATCCTTCCAGGCCTGGCGCAGTACGGATTATCCGGTGCGGTTGCCATCCTGGCCATTGGAGCGGCAATGCTGGTATTCGGTGCAGGCGCGTTAGTTGCAGGCGCCGGTGCGCTTGTACTGGCTGCGGGGCTTGCGGCCGTGGCATTGGCAGCCATTCCGCTGATTGCAGCGGTTACACTGCTGATCAGTACCCTGCGGGGGACACCGGCAGCTGCGCAGACCGGCAGCGCCGCACTGACATCCATGCTGGGCCCTATCGGCAAGGTGGGCACAGCCCTGGGAGCAGCAAAAGATAAAATCAGCGGCTTTTTCGCAAAACTGACCGGGGACGGCAATAAAAGCGCCAACGCAGTCAGTCAGTCTACTGGCAAAGTCAACAAGGCCTTTGATACAACATCAAACAAGGCCGGCGCAAGCGGTAAAAAGGGCGGCAATGAGTACAGTAATGGGCTGTTGAGCGGTATCACAAAATCCGTCGGTGGCGTAAAAGGCGGCATCGGCAAGGTGCTGTCCGCAATGCAGTCTGGCAATGGCAAGATGGCATCCAACGGCAAGGCCGGCGGGAACAGCTATATCAAGGGCTTAACTGGATCCTTAAGCGGCGGCAAAGGCTCCAAGTCCATCCAGAACATGCTAAACGGCATGAAGGGTACCAGCCGGTCCGGCGGCCTGTCCGTCGGGAAAGTGCTGGGCAACGGAGTGTCTACTGGCATTTCATCGTCTTCCGGAAAGAGTAAGGCCGCCGCAAGGCGAACGGTCAACTCGGTCAACAGCACGTACCGGTCTGGCGCCAGCGGGGCAAGAAGTGCGGGCAGTTACATCGGGGCCGGTCTGGCCAGCGGCTTAGAGTCGGCCATCCCGCGGGTGGAAGCGGCGGCTTCGAGACTTGCAGCCGCAGCGGATAAAGCAGTGCGGGCAGAAGCCAAAGTAGCATCCCCGTCTAAAGTCCATAAGAAAAATGGTAAGTATATAGCTGCCGGCCTTGCCTTAGGTATTGCCGGTGGGAAGAACCAGGTGGCACGCGAAGCGGAAATTATGGCGGCTACGGTCTCCGGCATTTTCAAAAAGCAGATCCGCAAACTGAAGGATTCCGGGGCAAAATTTGCCAAAGCCGTCGGCAAGACCTTAAAAGCAGGGATTCCTGTGGTAACCAAGTACGCGCAGAGCCTGGCAAAAAGCACCTTTAAGGCGTTCCGCAAGGTATCCGGCGTAAATTCCGGATTTACCAACGCCGCGGATAAGCTGGGTGAAACCTACGAAAAGAAGGTAAGTGCCAAAGAATCAGCCGTTGTAAAGGCCGGAACCAAGAAGATCAAGGCCGCCTTCACAGCAAAGGACAAGGCCTACTCTGCGACCATCAAAAAACAGCAGAAACAGTTAAAAAAGATGACCAAAGGGTCCAAGGCTTACAAGTCCATGGCCAAGAAGATCAAGGCCAACCAGAAGAAACAGAAGCAGACACAGCAGCTGTCTTCCAAGGTCCAGACAGCCTACCAGAAGCAATATGAAAAGTACGCCAATAAAATGATCAGCACCGTGAAATCGAAGCTGACCACGCTGGCGGAAACGTATCAGAAGCAATGGGATGCTCTGGCAGAAAAGCAGTCCGGTCTGCAGGATAAATTGAATGACTACGGTGACCTGTATTCAACGGATAAATACGGCTTTACGGCCTTTAAGGATTTCAAAGCTGCTACTACACAGGTACAGAAGTACTACAACAACTTAAAGCTGTTAAAGGGCATCGTATCCAGTGGCTTCTTTGAGGAGATCACAAAACTTGATACCGCTGCCGGGCTGGCCTACACCAATGAACTTCTGAAAAAGGGAACCAGCTGGATCAAGGCATACAGCAATACATTTGATACCTTTATCAATACCGGAAAGCAGGATGCAGCGTCCATCTACAAGAGTGATTTCGACGCACTGACAAACAATTTCAAGTCGGCTACGGACGCAATTACCGCACAGGTATCCGCAAAATTAAAGCAGATCGGCGCAGACCTGAAAAAATCCCTGTCCAATGCCGTAGCACAGGCATCCGGGAATAAAAAGGCGTCGAAGGCGGTGGCAAAAGCCAATGCGGCAGCAGGAAAAGCGAAGAAAACTTCGGTAAAATCCACTGCTGCAGCGAAGCAGAAAGCCGCAACCGCGAAACTGGTGGCGCAGGCCAAAAAGGATAACGCGAAAGTAGCGAAGGCAAATAAGTCCACCGGCAAGAATGCCACGAAGGGACTGGCCAAAGGCATCGCATCCAAAAAAGCCACAAAGAAAGTAACAAAGTCATCGAAGAAAGTGGCCAAAAAGGCCACGAAAGCAACAAAGAAAAAGCTGAAAGTACACAGCCCCTCCAAGGTGTTTATGCAGATCGGGCAGTACGTCGGCGAAGGCTTTGCGATCGGAATGGACCGTATGCAGGCATCCGTGCAGCATGCGGCTGAAAACATGATGGATCTTCCAAGCCCCGCAGCCCCGGCGTTCGCGTCCGGTTACGGCGGAAGCCTGAGCAGTGAGCTGTCCAGTGATTACACCTATGGAAGCACCGTAAACGGAAACATTACTGTAGTGACAGAACTGGATGGTAAGGTTGTGGCGAAGAAAACGGCGCCATACATGGAGCAGGAGATTGGCAAACGCCAGACGCGGGCGGAACGAGTGAAAGGACGGGTATAGAATGTATAAATTTACAGATACGACTGGTACCGCTTCCAAGGATCTGCCGGCGGAGGCGATGATACTTAACTCGGACTATATCGAGAATCAGATCGAAGGGTACCGGACGCTGTATGTCAAGGGGCGGGAAATTCTCGCCCCCAGTCTGCAGACGGCTGAAATCACCGGCAGGGATGGGTTGCTGTACCACGGCCGGCAGTTCCCGGTTCGGGAGATTACGGTGGGTTATCAGCTAATTGCGGCTACACCGGAAGACTTCCGGGCAAAGTACAACGCACTGTCCTACCTGCTGACGGAAAAAGAGCAGTCCATACTGGCCTTCGCAGATGAACGGGGGAAATACTTCACTGGTACACTGTCCGCGGCGGATGCCCCGGATCCTGGCCGGAATGCGGTCACGTCAGAGTTTACTTTTACCTGTACGGATCCGTTTAAGCGGTCCGTAGGGTCAAAGACCGTAACATCTTCCGGGGAAGATAAAACAATCAATTACGCCGGCACCTGGATCAGCTATCCGGTGATCACAGCCAACTTTTCCGGTGCTGCAACGGAATTTATCTGCCTGCACGGGAACGGTGCAATTATCGAGGTTAGTGACCTGAAAGCGTCGGACGTGCTGGTGATCGACGTGGGAAAGGCGTCCATCACAATCAACGGCACTGCTGCCGACGGCCACGGCGCCCTGGGGAATGACTGGAGCAATTTTTATCTGCAGCAAGGGAATAACCCGCTGCGGTTTAACTGCACGGGTACCATGCCCGGCATAACGATTAGTTACACAGAGGTATACGTATGATTTTGTATTTTTGTGACAAAAAATTGAATGTCTACGGATGCATGTCAAATCAGCTGCCGAATTCCCCAATTGAATCCGATCAGCTGACCAAAGACATCGACAGCACGGTGGCCACGCTGGAGCTGACCATAGACTATACAGCGCAGACCCGGGCAGAGCTGGAGCAGTGGACCATGCCTGGCTGTTACATCCTTATGCGGTATGATGATGGCAAGGACTATGTATTTCAGATCATCGATGCAGAGTTGGATACAGGCAATATGGCTATCGAGGTCACGGCAGAGGATGCCGGCCTGGAACTGCTGAATGTGGAATGTCTAATCTATCCGGATGAGGAGCAGGGGGACACCAAGGACCCGCAGACCTTAACCTGGTATGTATCTAAGTGGATCAAGGGATCCGGCTTTGAAATCGGGGTAAACGAATCCAGCAGCACGGATAAAAAGGCGCTGACCTTTGACTCCGAGCAGACAGCCACGGAGCGCCTGAAAGAAGTAGCCAGCAAATTTGAAATGGAAGTTGACTACAGCTTTGCGATTGAAGGACTGAAAATCACGCATAAGTATGTCAACATCCATAAAAAGATAGGCACCGACAACGGGGTCCGGCTGTATGCCGGCCGGAATTTAAGTTCCATCACAGTCAAACGCAGTATTGAGAATCTGGCCACCTGCCTGCTGGTATATGGATCCACCCCAGACGGCGGACTTGGACCGCTGACACTGGACGGATATGTCTACAACGATGGGAACTACTACGTCGATGGCCATTATGTCAAATCAAAGACAGCAGTGGAAAAGTGGGGCGTAATTACACGTACTTTTGAGTATGATACCACCGATCAGCAGACCCTGCTGTCCGAAGCGATCAAAGAACTAAAAACCCGGGCGGATGTGGAAGTAAATTATGAGGTAGACGTAGTAGACGCCCCGGAAAATATCCATGTCGGGGATACGGTGGGCATCGTAGACGATGCCGGCGGGCTGTACTTGTCCGCGCGGATCCTGAAAATGGAGCGGTCTATCATCGACCACAGCACAAAATTGACGATCGGCAACTATCTCATAAAAACAGCGGGGCTTAGCGCTACCGTACAGGACATGGCAAAAACATTCCAGATCATGAAAAGCAGCACCAAGGTGGTAAGCGATGTGCAGCAGATGTACTGTCTGTCGGATTCCGTGGACAGCAGTTCCGGGGGTACGTGGACAACACAGATGCCGGAACTTATGGATGATCAACACTACTTATGGACAAAAACTGTAGTCAGCTATACAGATGGATACACATCTGAAACGACGCCTGTGCTTGCCGCCGCTATCAACGGCGCTGCAAACACCGCCACACGGTACGTTACTGCGCAGACGGAAAGCGGCCAGATCCTTGTCCATCCAGAAGGGGACACGAAAAACGCCGTGCTGATCGGGCAGGACGTGCAGATCATCCGGAACGGGACAGTAGTTGCGACGTACTCGGATGATGTGCGGATTGGTAAAGCGGATAGCGCGCACGCAGGTATCACAGAAAGTGGGATGGCAGTATATTCAGCAGGAGGGGCTGATAAAGTGGCAGAATTTGGCGACAGAGTAAAAATAGGTGGCACAGAAAATTATATAGAGCTAATTCCAAATCCGTCTGGCTCAGAAGATTCGCTAACAATTTGCACAGCCGGAAAATACATAGCAATTAAGGCCGATGGAGATGATGTGTACAACACTATAACTGGGAAACATCTTGAATTCTCAGTTGGCGACAACTTGACGGAAGAGCCGTATAACATTTCGATCGACTCACACGGCGCCGGCATTTTAGGAATCGAAATACTAGGCGCGTTAAAGGCCTCCGGGCGCATAACTTCCGGTAAGGAATCGACCGAAATAGCCTTGTCAAATGGCGCAAGCGGTTCAATCTATCTGCACCGCAAGGGCGATATAGCTTCTGTGTATATCACAGGCGCAAAACTCGGAGCCGGTACGGTAAACCGGACGATAGCAACTGTCCCGGAAGGATGGCGACCGGTACGGCAGACTGCAATACCGATTGATGGATCTTCTGACGCCCTGCTTTTCCTCAACTCAGACGGCACAATTTCATGCAGGTACAACAGTTCTACGCAGCGCCAGATATGGGGTCGTGTAACATACATAGCATGGGCTTAAAGGAGAAAAAAAAATGACAGATCCAATTTTTACACCGGAGCAGGTGTATCAGGTAATTTTAGCCGTGGCCGGACTTATCATTTCCTGCGCCGGAGCAATCGGGATTATAGCAAAAGTGGTGAAGTGGTTCCGGAAGCCCGCCGATACGCAAAAAGAGCGCGTAGACGCCCATGAGAGGCGTCTTGATGGCCATGACGACGCTCTGAAGGAGATACGGCAGTACCTGGCAAGAGACAAGGCGAGGCTTGACGCGTTAGAAGAAGGCAACCGCATCGTGCAGCAGTCCCTTCTAGCGATCATGTCGCACTTGCTGAATAACGGGGATACCGAGGACTTAAAGCGCGCAAAAGAAAGTTTGGAACATTTTTTGATTGAAAAGTAAGGAGGAAAAAGTTATGGAATTAACAGGATTAGGAATCACAGGAGTAGCGGCGATTACAGTGATCTGCTATCTGGTTGGAATTTTTTGCAAGCAGTCTGTACATGTGGATGATAAAAATATTCCGGTGTGCATGGGCGTGGCAGGCCTTATTTTAGGCATTGTGGGAATGTTTGTGATGCCGGAATTTCCGGGCAAAGACTTAATTACAGCTATGGCAATAGGCATTGTGTCCGGCCTGGCCGCAACCGGAATTAACCAGATCGGAAAGCAGATTTACAAGGCTGACGAAGAGGGAACTTTTGAAGCTGATGACACAAATGCGGAGGGCTAAAACATGAAAATTCATAAAATTATGGCCAGCCGGCACAGCTACGGCAGCCGTCGAGCATTATCTTCCGTCATAGGCACGGCAATCCACTATACAGGCAATAAGGGCGATTCCGCCCGGGCAAATGCCTTATATTTCAAAAACAGAAACAAGCGCTCCGCTGGGGCGCATTTTTTTATCGACTCCGCAGGCGATACCTACCAGTCCGTTGACTTGTCCCGCGTTGCGTGGTCCGTCGGCGGATTCTTCACGCAGTCCGGCGGGGCAGGGAGTTATTATAAAAAGCTGACAAACAGCAACACCGTGTCTATAGAACTGTGCAATATCGCAGACAGGTATCCGACAGACAAGCAGATCGCGGCCACGCGGGAGCTTTTGGCATACATCAGGAAGAAATGCCCGAACGCCACCAAAGTAGTCCGGCACTGGGATATCAACGGCAAGGAATGCCCCGGCCGGATGGACGGGAAGGACAATGCGGAATGGCTGAAATTCCTGGCAGACATCGGTGAAAGATCAGCAAAACCGGCAGCAGTGAAAAAGGCATCAACTGCCGGAAAGATGAAAGTCATCGCAAAATCCGGATTGAACATGCGGGCGAAAGCCTCCGCATCCGGAAAGATCATCGGCGCCATCCCGGCCGGCGCATGGGTGAAGATTGTCAAAAAAGGAACAAACTGGTGCAAGGTAACATACGCAGGAAAAACCGGATATTGTGCAAAAAAATATCTGAAGTAAAACATAATAAGTATATGCTTTTCTAAAGAAAAAAAAGCCCTCGGAGCAATCCGGGGGCTTAATTTTTTTACATTTTTTCAACCAACTGGGCGACAATATCACTCATGGTCTGGCCAGACTTTCCGGCCTCTGTCCGCAGCTTTTCAACCACGGACGCCGGAAGGCTCAGGCCGATAGTTTTTTTCGCTCCATCTTCGGAGACTTCACCGAAAATGGAAATGAGACTGTGGAACACCCACCGGGACACCTTTGGCGGAAACCCCTGTAATTATGCGGTTTGTAGCTAGACTTTTAATCAAGTTGTCCGGGGTTCGAATCCCCGATGCCTCATTGCTTTGGAAAGTCCCTGAACATCAGTATTTATGCGGTGTTCAGGGATTTTTGTTTTTCCTGGAAAGAATTTGAAATCGGTGACGGGACGTTTCCGGCGGGGAATCCAGTTAAATAGAATGACTTTGGAAAGCGGCTTCCGCAGGTTCTGTAATGAAATAGTTTAGAAAATCCGCCGCTCCGTTTCAATATCTTAGCCATATTGACAAAAAATTAACAAATAGAAGAAAACAGGTTGCGCCAAACGGCAGGAACAGAGTATAATCAAAAAAGATGGCATGCTGAAAACGCCGCTTTGCAGCGGCGAAACAGTCCAATCGACATAAGGTATATGATGTATATGACACCGTTCCAAAGGAGGTTTCTATGATTTACTCTGCAGAAGTAAAAAACATGTGTCCTGTTACTCAGGGAGTCCACCACGGTGCAGCTCCGATTCCGGAAGAGGCAAAGTGGGTGAAAGCAAAGAATGTAGATGATATCAGCGGCTATACCCATGGAATCGGCTGGTGCGCGCCGCAGCAGGGATGCTGCAAGCTGTCTCTGAATGTAAAAGACGGCATTATTCAGGAAGCACTGGTAGAGACCATCGGATGTTCCGGAATGACCCATTCCGCAGCCATGGCTTCTGAAATCCTTCCGGGTCTTACGATTCTTGAAGCGCTGAATACCGACCTGGTATGTGACGCAATCAATACTGCTATGCGTGAGCTTTTCCTTCAGATTGTATATGGCCGTACACAGAGCGCTTTTTCCGAAGGCGGTCTGCAGATCGGCGCCGGTCTGGAAGATCTGGGTAAAGGCACCCGTTCGATGATCGGCACCATGTACGGTACCCTGGATAAGGGACCCCGTTATCTGGAGATGACAGACGGTTATGTGACAGAGATCGCGCTGGATGAAGATGATGAAATTATCGGATACAAATACGTGAACTTTGGCAAGATGATGGATTTCATCAAAGCCGGCGATGACGCGAATACTGCCCTGGAGAAAGCGTCCGGTCAGTATGGACGTGTACAGGACGCTGTTCGCTGCATTGATCCGCGGAAAGAGTAAACAGAGGAGGATAGAATCATGGCATTATTTGAATCATACGAAAGAAGAGAAAAACAGATTCTCGAAAAACTGAATGAATATGGCATCTCCTCGATCGAGGAAGCGGAGAAAATTACAAAAGACGCCGGCCTGGATGTTTATCATATGATTGAAAACATTCAGCCCATCTGTTTTGAGAATGCAAAATGGGCCTATACGGTAGGCGCAGCGATTGCGATTAAGAAAAACTGCCGCAAGGCATCCGACGCGGCAGCAGCGATCGGCGAAGGTCTGCAGTCGTTCTGTATTCCGGGTTCTGTGGCGGACCGCAGAAAAGTAGGTCTTGGACACGGCAATCTGGGAAAAATGCTTCTGGAAGAAGATACCGAATGTTTCGCGTTCCTGGCCGGGCATGAGTCATTCGCGGCAGCAGAAGGAGCAATCGGTATTGCGGAAAAAGCGAATAAAGTCCGTAAAAAACCGCTGCGCGTAATCCTGAACGGTCTGGGCAAAGATGCGGCACAGATTATTTCAAGAATTAACGGTTTTACCTATGTGGAGACAGAATACAACTATCAGACCGGCGAACTGAAAGAGGTATTCCGCAAGACATAT